TTTGTTTTCAACTTACCCAGACTGTTTTTGTTAGCAGGGTTATTGATAAAGGCTTCACATTGTTTGATGAACTGCTCACTTTCAGATCTTTCTATTGGTTTGTTACTTGAGGTAATAGTTGGTTTGCTGTCCTCAGTCTTTAACCATGCCTTATCTTTATCGTATAAAGAAAGGCCGAAGGAATCGCCAAACTGCATCAGACATCTTTTTCTTGCGTCACTCTCTGCCTCTTTGATGGCTGATTCATGCTTTTCACCAACACCACCCATGCGACCATGACCAGCACCAGTTCCCTCGCGGATAACATTACCAACTGTAATTCTTACCTTTGCAATATAGGAAACACATTTGGGATCTTCATAAACTAAAGATGTTTCTATAGTTTCAGATGACCAGCCATCAAAACCAAAGATGCGGTTGGCTTCCTGTATAACGTGCCAGCTTTCGAGATAAGCTAATTGCTGACCACCTCCACCACTCCGGAAAGAGACATTTTTTTTGTTAATTTTTTGATTTAACAGTCTTTTCTGTTCTTCATTAAAAGTCATTTTTCTAAAGGGGTTGAAAATGCCCATCGGGGCAAGGATAAAGATTGTACTCCTGTTTGGCACCAGCTAGGCCAGTCGTCTAACAGGCGACATTCGGCAATTTTATCTAATGCATTTCTACTTAAGTTTTGACCTTCTTGCAATGCTTCCTCATCAAGTTCCCATAAACCAACATCAAATGGATATTCAGACTGAACTACTAAAAAAATAAATCTTTTTGCCTGTGGAATCCCATTTAAGTAATGTTTCGCTTGCAAATGATAGCGGAAGTTTGCTACTGCCTTTGCAAAGTCTTTTGGGTTTGCTCCCGATCTACTGGTCTTTAAGTCAACGATAGTATCCTTGTTTAACCAATCAGGTCTGCATTTACAAGTAACACCAGAAATGTCATCATCCCACCAGTATGATTTCTCAGCAACACCGAAACTTAATAACTTCTTGGCATAAGGTTCTGCAAATACAGCATCACGCATTTTAATGGCATTTGACCAATCTGATTCTGTAACAGCCGTCATACCTTTTTCTTCAGCTTCCTTTGCCTCCTCCTTACCTTTCTTGGTAGTTCTGGAACTGATGGCAATAAAACGCTTTTCCAGTTCATCAGGTTCTAATATCGCACAATGGGTCAATGTTCCTAAGATCATTGCATTTGTTGGTTTATGTTCTGGCCTGTCAGGATTTAGAAAAGAGTTCCAGTAAGCTTTAGGGCCATGAGCAACCATTACCTTTTGCATTGATGCTGAGATAGCAGAATCAGCATGGTAATTTTCATTTGATATTTGAGTTGATCCTGTTGTCATCATTTCCATCCTAAGTAAGTGCAGCCTTTATGCTGAAAAATTTTAAAAGTAGAAATCTTTTCACAATCTTCACAATAAAACTCTATACAAAGAGAACCTCTTGATCTAGGACTTGGGTTTTCTTCATTTGGTGTGTGTTTTATTGTTAGGTAAGGATAATATTCACGTAAATTATCATCTATAAAATGTGCATCTATGATTGTATAACAATCACTCTGTGAATCTTGATTTGATGACCATATCCTATATGCTCGTTGATGAAGATAGTTACCTTGGCAAAATGGACAATCTAAAGAAAGTTCACTCTCATAATTGAACAAGTCATTTAAAGTAATCATGGTCTGTACTCCTCAGAGTGTGGGCCGTATTGCATATAAATCCGAGGCCATGTTCTTAAAATTAAAGTCTTATCATCAGGCATTGCTACAAGCCCAGCCTGTGCTAAACGCTTTAAAAAAGGACTTGCAGTTGGTGAATCTACAACAGTGGCAAATGTATTAAAGATTTCCTTGTCGGTCATAGTTAAGATTAGGTTGCCGAGATCGGAGCGTTCAGGGGTTGGTCGCTTCTTTCTCGGTTTTTTATCGAAGCGTAGCCCAAGTTCATATTCATTTATCATTTTCTAGCTAGCTCCTCACACGCAGCTTGGATATTAAACGTATAGCAATCTATAGAAGTAGAAGTTCTTAGTGAATCTGAGATTGAGAGATAGCCGATGCCGAAGATGCAGAGGGCGAGAAATGCGTGTTTCATGGGGTTGGTTTCAGGGGTAAATTAATAATAACTAATGGTCAACAGTTGTCAACCTCTAATATTCTTCCCATCCATCGGCTGCTACTGGCCCTCTAGCATTTTTTTCTAAATACCAATCCATGCTGGCTTGTTCTAATTCTGTAAAATTTAGCTGCCCAACTAAATGGCTGTAATCATATCTAACATATTGAGCCAACATAGTGATTTTAAAATAATAATCATTGTATTTTGCTCTAATTTCAGTTAGATACCATTCACGATATACACTAGAGTTTTTGAATTTTCTGGTATAAACAACGTCCGTTAAGCAATCAGGAGTACCAAGACCAACTCTGTAGTTATGATCTTCCATTCTATTTTTGAAATTAACAAATTCACATCTCCATAAAGAGTTATGTCTTTTTAAATTTTTTTCGTCTGCTAGATAACGACATATTTCTATGCCAGTTTCAAACCTTTGTAAAGGCTTGACAATTTTATTTAGTCTTGTTTCGTATGCAGAGATAAGCATTTGGATCTCTGACTCTGGTAAATTTTGATAAATGGTCATTTACTTAGCCTCCTATTGGTTTAAATATTCTTCAACAGATACATCTGATTTCATTACAAAATTACCTTTGTAAGTACAGGTATCATCTGCTTCAGGGTGGTTTGTAAACTCTTCCTCAAGCCTTTGTGTCTCAAGCCACTCAGCCTCAGTTCTTGGTCTGCCTAAGTTTGCTTTTGTGTTTTCAAGTTCGTTGTATCTGGTGATAATTTCTTGAATAGTTTTCATTTACTTTAACCCCATTAAATCTTTTGCATCTTTTAAATCAGCAGCATAAAAAGCACCTCCTAATTCACCTGTAACAGGATTAGTAGCAAATTGATTGATATGTATAATAATTTCATTTTGACCAGAGTTTTTAAACTCTTTGCGTAAATCTTCTATTTTGATTATGTCAGGGTGTCTATTAAGGTCTGACCATGATTTGATTGTAAAATCTTTTTTCATTTTGTTAGTGGGGTTGCTATACCTCTATTATATACACAAGTATCAACAACTGTCAACAAGGTTTCATTACTTGAACATCAAACCCTTTCTCCTTAAGTTCATCAATTCTATATTTCTGCACTTCACTCAATCTGCCCTTTGGCCCTTTGACCTCAATGAACTTAACCTCATCTGGTTTCATACATACCAAATCAGGTAATCCAGCTTTGTTGCACATAATCAACTTGATCACCGTCCACCCCTCTTTTTCGTATCTGTCGATTAGCTTCTTCTGATATTGCTGCTCTGTGATCACGATAATGATTAATCGTATAATTCTTTTTTAATTGTACTACCTCGAAAATTTTTGGCTCTATACTCTTCTCCGCAAAAATATAATGCACCTTATTACTCCGATCCCTACCTAAAAAACTGGCTCTTTCCCTGCCCTGTAAATAGCTCAACGCTGAATAATCTATCCCGAGAAAAACAACATCATCTGCACTACTTAAATTGACTCCTTCCCTGCTACTTCTAACCTGACCGATAAAAACCTTATCATCATCACTATTAAAAACAACTGGATCTTCAGTAATACGATCACCAAAAACTTTTTTGAGCATTTTCTCCTCGGCTTTATAGCAATACATAATCGCAGTTTTGCCCTTAAATGTATCTCTTATATATTCAACTTTGCTCTTATCAAAAATTACTGTGCCATGTTTTTCTGTTATCACATGACCATTTATTATCTGTTTTAATTTGCTCATCACCTTTACTCCAGTATCAGCTAAGACACTTCTACCTTTTGATTTTCCTATAACACCTGTTTTAATAATCCTCAAAGCAAGCCTATAAGTTCTCCTAGACATTTTCACTAAATGGACATTTTCTTCTATTTCCTGACTAAAACCAGCCTCTTTTTGCGTCATATAGACCATAAAAGGCTCAATATCCCTTTTAATTACATTTACATAAGCATCTGAATAATCTTTTACAACAATTCCTGTTCCAACTCTTTTCTCCTTGATCTCTACATAATCACCAGCCCACTTATAAAAACCATTACGGCCATACCTTGAGTATTCATTCCAGACATTAGTCAAAGCAAACTGATGATATAACTGTGACCAACTTTCTGGGCTTGGTGTTCCACTCATTAAAATTATTATTCCATACCTTAACTTCAAAATATTCTGTTGTCTCTGTGATGGTTTTGGAAATGCTCCAACACTATGGGCCTCATCAACGATGACAATATTCCATGATGTACCTTCAAAATTTTTTAATTGCTCAAAATTTGTAACAACAACTTTATCTGTTAAATCCATCAAATCTATGTCTTTTTTTATACTGCTGATTGCTTTCTTTTTTGTAATTATTAAAACCTTGTCAGCCTCAATATTTTTGACAACTGATAATGCCACTAGTGTTTTTCCTGTCCTACATTCACCGCTTAAATATCCATGCCCATAATTATTACAAAGCCTTGTAAGTTTTTCGCTGGCCTCTTTTTGATAGTCTCTTAATTGAATCATTGACTGTACTAGATTTAGTGGTATCTTACCCAATAGTTACACAAAAACAACCCTAGATATGGAACAAGAGCAAACTTTAAAAACAATTAATATTCAACTTTCA